GATAGACTTGCTCCTAAAATACAAAAAGAACTCCTAGAAGGGCTTGTAAAGCCTAATGATCCTGTAGACCCTATAAGGTTCTCAGCACAGGATTTGATGGAACGTGAGGCTTCCTATGGTCGTTCTGGCTTTAATTTACAGTTCCAACTAGATACAACCCTTTCAGATCAAGATAGATACCCATTAAAAATAAACGACCTAGTAATTGCTTCTGTAAATAAAGAATTTGCACCAGAAAAAATAATCTGGTCTAATAATCCCGAATATGTCATCACA